GGCTGTTGGGTGTCGTTACCTCAATGATGGCCGAAAACAACGGGGGTGGCAAGCTTTTTTTCTTCCAACCGTTGAAACTCAAGGGAAAACCGTGAGTGTGGAGGATAAACTTTTGACAATACCACATTTCTAGAGGGAGGGGAAAATATGAAAGGGAATTTCGTTGTATCGAAAGAAGACTGGTCCCTCCACCGCAAAGGATATGACGATCAAAAGCGGCATCAAGAAAAGGTAAAGGAAGCGATCAAAAACAATTTGCCGGATTTGATTACGGAAGAAAGCATCATTATGTCCAACGGACGCGATGTAATTAAGATTCCGATTCGCTCGCTGGATGAATATAAAATTCGCTACAACTATGAGAAAAACAAACATGTCGGCCAAGGAAACGGAGACAGCCAAGTCGGCGATGTCGTGGCCAGAGACGGAAGTGGGGAGGGGCAAGGGCCAGGAAAAGGCCAAGGAGCCGGCGACTTGCCGGGTCAAGATTATTACGAGGCTGAAGTGTCGTTGATGGAAATCGAAGAAGCGCTCTTCAGCCAACTGGAGCTGCCGAACTTGCAGCGGAAAGAACTGGATCAAAATGTCGTTCAACATATCGAATTTAACGACATTCGCCGCACCGGGTTGATGGGGAACATCGATAAAAAGCGGACGATGCTCGCCGCTTTCAAACGCAATGCCATGAGCGGCAAACCAGGCTTTTACCCGATTTACCGCGAAGATTTAAAGTTTAAAACGTGGAATGAAGTCGTCAAGCCGGAATCGAAGGCCGTTGTCTTGGCCATGATGGACACAAGCGGCTCGATGGGCATGTGGGAAAAATACATGGCGCGCAGTTTCTTCTTTTGGATGACGCGTTTTTTGCGCACGAAGTACGAAACAGTCGACATCGCCTTTATCGCCCATCATACGGAAGCGAAAGTTGTCAGCGAGGATGAATTTTTCACGAAAGGGGAAAGCGGCGGGACGATTTGCTCATCCGCCTACCGCAAGGCGCTGGAATTGATCGAAACGAAGTATTCTCCGTCGCGCTACAACATTTATCCGTTCCACTTCTCCGACGGCGACAACTTGACATCGGACAATGCCCGCTGTGTGAAGCTTGTTCAAGAGCTGATGAAAGTGTCGAACATGTTTGGGTATGGAGAAGTCAACCAGTACAACCGTACACCCTCTACACTTATGCGTGCATACGGCAGCATGAAACATGAGAAATTCAAATACTATATCTTGAAACAAAAATCCGATGTGTTCGAGGCCCTGAAATATTTCTTCTCCGCAGAAAAAAAGGAGGCCGTTGCCTCTAAATCCTAGGGTAAAGCTGAATCGTAAACTGGTCCTTTTTCGTCCACTCCGGTTTTCTCAGGTATGTCGCTTTCTCAAGCACCGACTTGAGAAGGCGATTTTTCTTTTCTACATCATCGGTGAGGCGGTAGGCGTCGAGCACCTTCTTGACTGTCGGGATGTACTCGTTGATGTTCTTTTCTTTCAGCTGCTCCTTAGTGATTTCCTCCCGCAGTTGATCGATTTCCTCTTTAGTTTTCTTAATCCGATTGACGATCGTGTGCTGGCGTTCCAGGAACGTCTCAATCGTATAGATGCCTCGCTCGAGTAGATCATGCAGTGCATCTTTTTGTTTATGGAGCTCCTGGAGCTCTTTTTCTTTTTTTTCGACGGCTTTTTGCTTTAGCGGGATGACCGAACGCTGCTCTTTTCGGGCAAGAGCTTCCTCCTGCACTTCAAACTGATCGACGAACTCGGCGAGAGATTGCAAGATTTTCTCCTCGACGAGTGGCAGAAGCGCACCCTTTTGCACGCCTTTGCATTTCGGATTTGGGCAACGCACAAGCGGATGAGGGCGGTCTTTACGCGGCTGATACCACATCGTATAGCCACAGACTTCGCATTTCAGCAATCCAGCCAGCGGGTTGGCTAACGGTTTGCTTTCCACCGTAGAAGGGCGCCAGCGGCTCCGATATGCCTTGTTGGCGGCTTCCCAGAGCTCCTTAGACACAAGGGGTTCATGGGCGTTCTCTTTGATATACCAGCGCTCTCTTGGCATTTTCTTGCGTTTATACTTGCCGTTTTGCTTAATGTATTTCACCTTGCCCCAGATGATATGCCCGAGATACACCTCATTTTTGATAATGGCGCTGATCGTCGAAGGAGACCAGAAAGCGCGCTTTTCGTCAGGCGGCTTCACTCCGAGCCGATCCAGTTCAGCGGCGATCGCCTGGCGGCCGTGTCCGTCGCGCATCATCTCAAAGATTTTCACCACGACCCATGACGTTTCCGGATCGGGGTATAGCTTGAGATTTTCGTCGCGAAGATAGCCGTACGGCGGCTTTTTTGAAATGGAGCGTCCTTTCGCAGCCGAGTCACGCCGGCCACCTTGGAGGCGCTTCGTAATGACTTTGAGCTCTTCGCGTGACACGATGGACTTTACTCCGAAAACGAGCTCCCATGTCTCGCTTTCCGGGTCATAGACTTCCGTCGGGGTGATGATTTTCGTTCCCGAATAGCGAAAGGCGCGGTCTAGAATCCCCTGATCGAGCATATCCCCACGGCCGAGGCGGTCAATGTCCATGACAAGCACCGCATCAGCCACTCCCGTTTCCAGCTCGCGCAAAAGATTCTGAATCTCGGAGCGTTCAGCGATGGACTCGCCGGACACAATCTCTTCAAAGATGCCGAGAATATTGTGTCCTTCTTTACGCGCCACGGCCAGCAAGTTATCCCGATGCCGTTGCAATGTATCGTATGACGCGCCGGACTCAGCGGCTTTTTTCTCTTCTTCGATGTCCTTGCGGCTTTTACGCAGGTAGATAAAAACATCCAAGTTTCTCGGTCTATACATCAAACCACCTCTGCCCTGAAATAGAACTCGCTATCACCATGTATGCAAAAAAAGAGACAAATATGCGGACTGGCTGTTCTGATTTTACGTGATTCATCCATTCTGTGCCGGTATAATTCAAGCTGTTGGATCATTCCGGCGGTCCATCTGCTGTAAATAGCGAATGATTTCTTGCTGTTCTTCATCCGTTAAATCTCCGTCAATAAACAATGAGCCATCATGTGCGACAGCGTACTCATGAAGCAGACTAAGATCGCTCTCCGCATCGCGGCCGACAGCAGCGACAACCGGCTCAGCCACTTGCATATGGCTGAAAAGCGCCTCATAAAACCGGTAGCTTTCCCATTGTTCCTTAAAGCGATCCCAGCGCCGTTTAGCGAACAGCGGCTCCACGCCAAACGTTTCGCTCAATACATAGACAATTTCCTTTTCTGTATGTGGGAGATCTAGCTCAAGCAACATAAACGTCGGCACGCAAAAGTGCAGCGCAAAATTCGTTGCCTGGGCTTCTTGTAGCTGTACGAGGGAAGGGGGGAGTAGCATTTGATTCCCCGCATGTCGCAGCACATGCCCAAGTTCATGTCCAAATTCCTGCCATTGTTGTTGACGACTAAGGCGTCGGTCGATGATAATGCTGTACACTCCGTTCCGTTCGATGGCCGTACTCCGGATGTCGGCAAAATGCAGCCAGACGTTCAGCTTTGCGGCAATGTCGATCATGTCGAGCTGATGAGGCTTCTTGATCGCCAAATGCTCGTACAATTCACAAATATATTGTTCCAGTGGGGTGAACTGGTAGGACGAGAAGTTCATGGGAATCACCTCACTTTTATTATAAGAACATACGTTTGGAAAAACAAGAAAAAGAAAGAGCCCAATGATGGGCTTATTCTCAACTCATTTATCAAGCACAATTTGTAAGTTTTTGTATCCATACTTATGGAATAGGTATAATAATTCTTGTCCATTGATTAACGTAATTGGTTTATCTTTGACAAATTCAAGGGCGTCTTTTCCGAAGTTGCTTGTTGTTACTAAGATTCCTTTGGTGGCTCCCTCGTGCAACATAGTTCCATAAAGGTCGCGAACAGCGGAAACAGGCACTGTATTGTTATAGCGTTTGGCTTGAATAACGAATTTTCCACCTTTTATGGGATCAGGATCGAAGGCGACCGCATCAACTCCTCCATCTCTACTTGCCTGTGTAACCTTTACTTCAGCACCATCCTCATTAAACATTTTCTCAAATAATTGTCTGACTAAATGCTCGAAATCCTCCCAATGCATGGTGGCTAAGTTTTGATTTGAGTGCAGATTAGATAAAATATCTTTCGATTCGACAAACCGATTATCCTCTTTATCAATATCCAAAATTGGTTTAACAGGGGTTAGAAATGCTAATTTTCCTGCAAAGATCCCTTTTAGATTTTGAATACATTTTTTGTAGTCCACCCGGGCGAGATTGATCCCCTCAAACTCTTTGCGTGAAGTTTGTACAGATATGATGCATGACGAGCTATCCTGGCCAGTGGATTCATCAACATAATCAACCCAACCGTTAAAGACTACTACATCCACATGTTCTATGTATACCGATTCAAAAATCTCATGGATCGTCCTCAAGGTAATTTGGTAAATTATCGAATCGTAAAACTCCTCGAATTCTTTCTTTTTCATTTCCTTTGCAACAATCTCCTGCTTAGTCGGTGAATATTTGAACTCAACTATTTTTGGGATAACAGCAGGCGAAGGTAATTTATAGGAAATAATTACCGTTTTTAAATCCGGACGATACTGAACCTCATACTCTTTTTCGATTTCTTCGGGATAAGCGGAGTTTTCCAACACAACATTAATGTATTTCTCAATAGCTTCCGGATCACCAGCTTCGAAATTTGCGCGCCATTCATCGATTTCCTTATTGTACTCATCCTGTTCTTTTTCATATTTTTCTTTCTCGGCTAAGTAGTCATTATAAGCCTTTTCGTATTCTTGTAGGTGTTCGTTGTATTCATCTTGTGCTTGTTTCTCGAGCTTTTCTCTTTCTTTTTTTAAAAAGGGGAGTAAAGATTCAACAAATGATTTTTTAGGAACTTTATGCTTCTTTAAAAAATATTGCAGATCCTTTTTTTCAAATTCAAACGGACGAAATGGCTCCGTATTCTTTTGTTGGTCCCAATCCAACTTATCGTTTAAATTCAGGGTATGATTTAGGAGATTTCTGTATTGCTCAATTTTTTCCACAGCAAGCTCTGTCTCGAATTCGGCTTCTTCTTTCATATCGAGAATAGCTTCTCGTTTTCTCTGCTTCTCTTCCTCTAGATCCCACTTTGCAATTTGCTCCTCAACTTTTAATTCTAGTTCCCACCGACTTTCAGCCTTAATCGTCTTAACTTTTCCAAGGTATTCATTATAAATGGTTTTTTGATAGTAATACTTTTTTGCCATTATTAACCTCCTAATAAAGCAAGGACACTCTAGATGAAACTATCCTAGGTGTCCTTCCCTTGATGACTTATGTTAGCAGGTTTTCAAAAAGTTAATTATGTGTTTTTCAAGCGTTATTTCTGCCTATCCCCTGGCTTCCGCTCCCCCTCACTCTTGAGGATCTCCCATATTTTCAGCAATTGCTCCCGTCGCTCCTCCGGCGCTTCGGCCAGTTCCTTGAAGAACAGCCCCAGCTCGGGATCCTTGAGCTCCTCCGGAATGTCATCCTGCTCGGACGGGTTCGGATGGTCAGTCCGGCCGAGGAGGTAGTCGGTGGTGACGTTGAAAAAGTCAGCGAGCTGTCTAACGAATTCAAAGGATGGTTCTCTTTCATCTCTTTCATACATTCCTATTGTGCTCTCGCCGAGACTGAACTTATCAGCCAAGTCCTTTTGAGTCATATTCATTTTTTTCCGCAAGAAGCGGAGTCTTTTACCAAAAGTCATAATAATCACCTATCATAAATTTTAACACAAAGCGTGTGAACAAAAACAAAATATTCACCATAGAACACAAAAAGTGTTGACAACACATAATGTGTGGTTTAATATTTAAGTAAAGAACACGATTTGTGCAGAAGAGAGGTGGCTAGGCGATTGAATAAGCAGAAAATAGCAGAAACCTTGGTCAAATTACGTGGTAATCGTTCACGCGAAGAAGTAGCTAATGCTGTTGGAATAAGTGTTAGTGCGCTACAAATGTATGAAAACGCCAAAAGGATTCCTAAAGACGAAATCAAGTTAAGAATAGCTCGGTATTATGGAGTTCCAGTCGAGTCAATTTTTTTTAAACAATAACTGCACAAATTGTGTTCTCATGGTCTGTTATCCCCTTTTCAACGTTACCTGTGAAGGAGGTGAAGCGAATGTCATCAAACGCCCCTCATGCTCCGCATAAACATGAACAAAGGGGGAATGCGGGCATGAAGGAATTTAAATACGGCAACACGACGGTGATCGTTCACTCCCCATTGGTACTCATGAGCCCAGAGGAGAGAAAGCAATGGTTTGAACAAGAATGGCAAAAAGGCAATCCGATCCTGCGACAAATCGCCGAGGCGGTGCTGGATTGCTACCGATCTATGGATACTGTACCACAAAGTCTCAAGGATGATGGTAGAAAGGGGAGCAGGGAGGATGAAACGTGGTAGAGCGGCCGATGCGGTGAAAGCAGCGCGGCAGGCGACGGGGATGACGCAGCAACAGCTGTCGTTTGAAATCTATGAATCTCGTGAATCCGTATCGCATCAGGAAAATGGGCGGTACCGAGTGCAGCCGAACATATCGAAATATTTCGCCGAAAAGCATAATAACCCGTGGGTGGCCCTCGAGGCGGCGGCGGAATACACCGGATGGGGGCCAGTGAAGCTGGATGGAGAAATGGTCGATCTTCACCGTGCAAGCGTCACGATGAAAACACGCGAGGAGCTCACAGAAGCCCTCGAGGCGATCGAAAGTGTCTGTGTGGCGAATCATCCCAGGTCGATTCGAGAGTTTGACAAGCAACGCTTGGAAGAGGCAATGATGCAGGCGATCGACGCGATCGTGGCGCTGACCCAATACGTAGCGGTTATCTGCGTGGATTACGGCTTTTCCTGGTGGAAAATGTGGCAAAAGCATCGCGCGAAACTGCAAGCGAAAGGATTTATCCGACAATGACAAAGGAGGAAAAAACAATGTTTCAACTGCCGAATTTAGCAGAAATGACGGATCTCGAAGCTGTTCACTGGTATACGAGCGAGTTTTTGCGGCTTTCCCGCGAACGAAAACTCGACAGCGAATATGGAAGGGCGTTGCTCGAGTGGAAAAAGCAAATGAATGAACGATTGGAAAAATCACGGAAGGAGTGGTGGTAATGTACGTGGTATGGGTAGCCAGTTCGTTAATGACAGCGAGGGAAGTTCGGGAGGTATGCGCCGAGTTGCGCAATCATCCGGAACTGGTCGAAGCCATTGAGCAAGAAGCTAAAACAAAACTTGTCAACATGAAAAAAGCAGCAAGCCCAACGCTCACTGCTTCCTAAAAAACCAGCCCTATCCCAAACATATCATGTTGCCAACCAAAAGGCAAGCTCATGCTTGCCGACTGGAGTACAGGCGGCGGGTGTGCCCCCAGCCCGCAAGCGCTTGTGCTTCAGTCGGTGCGCATGAGCGCCGGCCAGGCCGAGCGAGAGCGGGCGACGATCCGAAAGGGGAGCCGCGCCACAATACATGTATGGTCATTGCGACGACGCCTGGAGATCATAACGAAGGAGGAATGGCGGTGATCCATATGATCGTTTCCCAAGAGGCGGATTTGCGGCAAAAGGCATCAAGATGCATCGAGTACATACAGGAAGCGCTGCAAAACCGCGACTATGAAACGATGGCGATTGAAATATCCGAGTTGCAGTATTTAGTCAGACAGTTGCAAGAACTCGAACGAAAAGAAGCCCGGCGTCAGCAGTTGTTGAGCATTATACGAGATATGCAACGACGCGGCATTCAAATTGATTTTTTGAAGCTGGGAGAGGAGCGGAATGCGTGAATAAGCTTGATAAACATGAAAAAAGGCACATCCGGCTACAAATCTGTGAACTTCTTGATTCGCATTGCCGCACGTACCCCGAGCGGATCAAATATCGAAGCACTGTATGTTTGCAAATTTGCCCGGTCAGCCAGGAGATGCGGCAACTGGCCGCCCTTCTTGAAGGTGATTCTCCGGCCGATCCCCAACCTAGAGAACCGGTTGTGGAACAGGCGCAGAACACACCAAAGCGAAAGGGACGGTGGTCGGCAGAGGAAGTGTTCTACCTTTGGCATCATCGCAAGGTATTGACGATTGATGAGCTCGCAAATCGGCTCAATCGAGAACCAAAAGCCGTCTATGAGAAGTTGAAACAACTGTTGCAAAAAGGCGGCATTTCTGATGCTGGTTGAGAAAGGAGGGCCGGAAGCTCCCATTCTACGATATGCTTCCAGGGCGAAGAATATGCTATTTGAAGTGGAATTTGTCGTGAAGGAAAACGGCCATTTCGAGACGATCCAAACGGCACTCGTCTACGCGCTCACTGTAACCGAGTGCCGTCGGATCGCCGATGAAATGGCCTCCGAGTTCGAAGTTGACGGGATTCAGTTTTTTATTTCAGAACTCTAGTTTTTATCATGCCATAGCAAAACAGCTTTTTCAAGGGGAGGGGATGACATGGCAACCTTGCTTTTAGATGATCAGCCGTTGGTTATTTTGCCACAACTCGCCGTGGCGATCGGACTGAACGAAAGCATCGTTGTTCAGCAGCTACATTACTGGCTCGAGAAAAGTGAAAACGTCCATGACGGCTATAAATGGATCTATAACACGTACGAGGACTGGAGGGAGCAATTTCCCTTCTGGTCAGAAAGCACCATTCGTCGGATCATCACCAAGCTGGAGAAGATCGGGATCATCGTCTCGGCGAATTTCAATCGCTCGAGGATCGATAAAACAAAATGGTATCGGATCGATTACGACAAATTGGCTGAATTCGCGTCGTCTAATCAAGATGAACAGACGACTGATCAAAATGACGTTTCGACTGTTCAAAATGAGCAGACGACTGACGAAATCGACAGTCCATCCGGTCAAAATGAACAGTCCATCTGTTCAAATTGGACAGACGAAGCGCTCAATTTGAACAGACCAATACCAGAGAATACTACAGAGATTACTACAGAGAAAAAAGAAGAAGTAGAAGAAGACGCGCGCGCGCATTCCTTCCGAGAGATTATTCAATTCGTTGAACAGAACGGCTTTGGCACCGTTGGCAGCTACATAGGGGAAAAGATCGTTTCTTGGGTCGATGATACGTCCGAGGAATTGGTCTTAGAGGCATTGAAAATCGCGGTGGAGAACGGGGCCAAGACATGGAAATACGTTGAAACCATTTTACGTGACTGGTTCGAAAAAGGCTATCGCACCGTTGAACAGGTGAGAGCGGCACAATTGGCATTTCGGGAGCAACAACTGAAAAAACGTAAAGCCTCAACTGTTTCCGACGTCGGCCGAAAGATGCGGACTCCAGTGCGCACCGAGATCGTACCGGATTGGCTGAAGATGGACTATAGCCAGCCAGAGGATGACGACTTTGACGTCGAACAGGCGCGCCGAGAGCTTGAGGAACGCCTCAAAAAGTATAAAGACAATCCAGATGGGTGATGTCGATGGGCTATCCGTTATGGATCCGTTTAGAGTACCGAAACGGAGTTGGATCGGTGACTGGATTGACGGCCAGCGTATGCTCGGAGGCGGATTTTCTTGACATTCTCGAGCGATGCGGTGTGACAAGGAGCAACCTGCTGACGGTGCGGATCAATGACAAGGACTATTCTGTTTCACGCCTTGACACGTTGTTTGCGAAGCTGCAAGCCGAAGGGAGGGGATCGGCGTGATGCTGCTCAAGTACGTGCTCATTCAGCATTTGCGCCGGCAAGGCATCTTTTCCGCCAGCGATGGCCGGGCGCTCTCAAAACTGACCACAGAAGAGATTCAGCGTGAATACGAACGAGCGAGAGGTGATCAGTCACATGGATTGGTCCAAGGCGACCGTACAGCAATTGGTGACCATCATTCGCTTTGAAGAGTGCCCGGAAATATATAAGCATCGGGCGCGGCAAGAAATCCGACAACGGTTAGGGGGAGAAGAAGTGAAAAAACAACGCCAATCGCTGCACGGACCAGTGAAAATCAGCTATTTAACGCCAGTGGAACTTGAAGCGTATCGCAACCGTCCGCGCAAACGATACTACGATGACGACAACCGCCGAATCATTGACTGGCGCTGGCCAAGATCAAGGGGGACACGCCGATGAAACTGACGAAGTTGTTTAAGATGCAGCGGGAACTAGATGAGCGCATTGTGCGGGAGAAAGGACTAAACGGCCAGGATTTATTGCCAAACAAGGTTTTAGCTCTGCAAGTGGAACTTGGCGAGCTGGCAAACGAGTGGCAGATGTTCAAGTATTGGAAAGAGGATCCTCAACCAAGAACCACAGCGTTGCGCAATCCAGACATGATGCAAGAGTGCCCGGAGTTGTATAACCCACTACTTGAGGAGTATGTAGACTGCCTTCACTTTGTATTATCGATCGGCATTGAAACAGGCAACGACGATCTTACGTTTGTTATGCCAAATACAGACTCGGACATTATATACACATTTATTGAACTCAATGCAATAGCGGCAGAGCTATTAGATCGCCACTTAACGGGAACGCTTGTTGATACAGATATTTTGTACATTGACCTGCTCGAAAAGTTATTTGGATTAGGAAAACAGCTTGGTTTCACATTTGATCAAATTGAGGCTGAATATCTCCGTAAAAACGCAATCAACCATCACCGCCAGGAATGCGGATATTGAGAGGTGGTGACTACAGTGGATGCTCAGCATTGGCTGGACGAGCTCAACAAAAACCAAATCCTCCGCAACGTGCAAAAGTTGCTCGAAACACAGACTGAAAAAGGGATTCAGAAATATGGAACGACTGTCGTCCCGTCACATTACACATTCATTGAATGGCTGGAGCATTTACAGCAAGAAATGATCGATGCCGTCGTATATTGCGAGGTGTTGAAGTTTAAATATGCGCACTTAATAACGCTTGAAAAGCTAAATTCGGATGTGAATATTGAATGAAGCGTCGTAAGCGGAAGGCTAAATGGTATTTGTTATATCGCAGAGAAAACCATGATGCAGTTTATGTGTATGAGCCGTTGCAAAAGTGTGAGCTGCGAAGCAGGATTCGGCGCGGGTGGAAAGTGATCGAATGAAACAAAAAAGCCGGGATCCCTCCCGACAGCCTCAACATCATTATATCACAGCGGAGGGATCCAAGTGAGAAGAGCGCAAGAATTGCAGATTGATATAGATAACATGACGGTTTCACATCCAGTCGTGCCAGGGAAGGTGCTTGTGATTGTCATTGACGGCGTGCAAGGAAAAGCTAAAGTAGCGGAAGCAGTTGAGCATGGATATACGATTATCGAAACAGCGAAAGGCAAGACGGCGCGGATTAAGTATGAGGAAAGCGAGTTGTTTTGAATTGAAACTGAGGTGATCTAAATGCCAATCATGTTTCCGCCGATATCGGATGACGATGCGTTAATGCTTGAGACATATCTCACCTTTGCAATTAGTCAAATGGGGCGACCAGATAGCCAGACATTGTGTCAATTTATCAACTTCTTGCAGAAAAAGTGTAGAGAGATCGAAGCGAATCGTTGGCGTGCGGATCCGGCAAACTGGGGAGCTTGCTGCCCGTGGCCGGATGATGATTTTCCGTTCTAGGTGGTGAGCACATGCAGCAACTTTCGATTTTTGATTTTCTCGACGAGGTTGTCGAGACTGATTCGAAATATATCTTTGACTTAATTAAGAAAAGGGATCACCAATGTAAATGTGGAGGAATTTTGATTCCTCGTTGGAACAAAGAACAAGAGCATTATGATTCTGTTTGCGCACATTGCTTTTCAACTAAAGAACGTTTTTATCCGGTAAACATGTGCCAAAGATGCGGCTGCACAACGAACGTTTATCAAGTATGGTTGTACGACTATAACGCAGAAAATGTATGTAAATATTGCATAAGACAGGACATGTTGCTTTCAAAGTTTTTTAAGCCGTCAATAAAGGAATTTAAGGAGGGAGAGAACGGATGAATCATCTGCAGCAGGTGTTTAATTACAGCGGTAGCCAGGTGCGGACGATTGTAAAAGACGGAGAAGTGTGGTTTGTGGCTAAGGATGTTTGCGAAATTCTTGATATTTCTGACGCGCGAAAAGCAGTTCAGAGGCTCGATGAGGATGAGCGGAGTTTAATTCCGGTCACCGATTCGCTGGGAAGAAAACAAGAAACATTCATTGTGAATGAGCCTGGTTTATACACGCTCATTTTAGGAAGTCGCAAATCAGAGGCTAAACAGTTTAAGCGATGGGTCACACATGAAGTCATCCCCACCATCAGGAAAACGGGCGGATACGTAGCGAACGATGATTTGTTCGTGGAGACCTATTTAAAACATGCGGATGAACAGACGAAATTGTTATTCCGCGCTACATTAGAAACAGTCCGAAAACAAAATGAACAGATCGCGGCGATGCAACCGAAAGCCGACTACTTTGACGCACTCGTTGATCGTCGGTTGTTGACAAACTTTAGAGATACGGCCAAGGAGTTGAAGATCAAACCCAAGGCTTTTATCGATTGGCTGTTAGAGAAAAAGTATATATATCGAGACCAAAAAGGAAAGTTGAAGCCATATGCTCAATACGTGCCGTCTCTCTTTGAATTGAAGGAATGGGAACGAAATGGACGAGCTGATGTTCAAACGCTTGTGACGCCAAAAGGCCGAGAAACGTTCCGAATCTTGCTACAAAAGGCAGCTGTTCTGATATAATGGAATTAAAACCAAATATGTCCAAGACCGAGAGCGTGAGGACACTGATGATACAAGGCGATCCTTGTATGATTGGTGTCCTCTTTTCTTTTGCAATCAAAGGGAGGGGAAACAGATGCGCACCATCCAAGACCAAATGCGGAAATGGATCAAGGCCAATAACATGGCCTATCGGCCGAAGTGGAACCGAAAAGAACGGAAGCAAAAACGTGACAAGGAACGGCTAACGGAGCGGGAGATTAAGGAGCTGATGGGCACCTACCGGCCAATCTATCGACGAGGCAAAGGCGGCGCATTTCGCCAGCGATAGGAGGGGAGAGCGTTGAAAGAGTTCATGCTTCCGGAGATTGATCGCGCGGCCACAAAAAGGGCGGTGGAAGCGGCGTTGGATAAATACCGTGTCTACTTGCTGACGCTTCGGCTGGATGAAATGCCGAGGGTTACGCAGTGTTACTCACTTGTGCCTGCATCGTCCAATCAGTTTCGCTCCTCAACAGAAACCATCGCAATTCGCAATGTCGATTATGAACGGGAACGGGACGAGTATATACGAAGGATTACGAGTGCAGTGAATCGCCTAAGCAAGTGGGAGCGTGCCATTATTGTCCGACGATATATGTCGTTTGAAGATGTCTACGACTATGAAGTGTATCCCGAGCTTGGCATGAGCGAGCGGAAATATTATCGATTGAAATCGAGGGCATTTTACAAGCTCGCCTTTGCTTTGAAAATTGAAGTGTACCGCGAGGAGGTGTCATCATGAATTTTGTACAGCCGATTCGCGATCCAGAAAAGATTGCGGCGATGAAAAAATACTTATTGAAACGAAGCAAGCGCAACTACATCCTGTTTGTTCTCGGCATCCACACAGGATTGAGGATATCAGACCTACTGCAATTGAAGAAGGAGGACTTGTTACAGACACACTTGAAACTGCGGGAGAAGAAGACGAGGAAGGAAAAGAGGATCCGAATTCCGCCGGCCATACGAAATGAGCTGATCGAATATGCCAAGACGCTCAAAGACGGCGAATATGCCTTTCGAAGCCGACAAGGAGGGAATCGGCCTATTGATCGCTCGACAGCCTATCGCATCCTTCGTGAGGCAGCCGAATATGTGTCGTTGGACGAGGTGGGAACGCATACACTTCGCAAGACATTCGGTTATCACTTTTACCAGCAGACCAAAGACGTGGCTATGCTCCAAGAGTTGTTCAACCATTCCAGCCCTCACATCACGTTGAAGTACATTGGCGTCAACCAAGATGCGATGGATAAGGCGATGCTGAAGTATAAAATTTAATTTTTTGCCCTGTAGTACATCATAAAAAAGCGTGTGGTGCACTCATAAAAGAAAAGGTCTTGAGGCTAGAACTATCAAGGGGTTGAGCCATTCGGCGAGTGCATCAGTCTGTAAATTGAAGTGAAGTCATGGAGGGAAAGCAAGTGTTAGTCGAAGAAGCGAAAAAGCGTATCGAATATTTACAAAAATATATTCGAATGATTGAAAACTACACACCAACCACGATGGAAGAGGAAGCGGTCTACTTGTATGTGCAGCTGGAAAGTGTCACAAAGGTGGTGCAGGAGCTAAACAAAAAGGGATATCGGATCGGGAAGCGGAAGCTCACGACAGTGGACGTGTCGAACATTATTCGCAGCAAACCGAAAGATGAAATGCATGAGATGGCCAAGCGGATGTTTACAACGAATAGGAAGCGGGGGAGTCGGCATTGGTGAAGTAGAGTTGACATAATAGTGGCAGAAAAAAGGCAGATTTTTGGCGGACTGTTTGGTCGCGGAGGTGATATGATGGTAGTATAGAGCGGGTTGAATAAAGCTTAAATTCCCCCTTCACTTTTTATGCAGCGCCACTCTGACCGGAGTGGCGTTTCTGTTTCAAGGAGAGAAATCGGGAAAGTGACCTTAATGGTTATTTTTCTTTTCGTACGCCTTTAAATGGTTTGTTATCGGATGTTTTAACGTCCATAAAACGTCCATCTTCACCGCGTTTAATCCAAGAATCGATTTTGGGATTATATACTTGGGAGCGGTCTCTTACTGCTCCCTTTCTATAACCGTCCCCAGTGTTCTTCGCCAAGTTTACCAACTCCTTAATTCCCGATTTCTCTCTGTGTATGTATTTATTCAATGTGTTAAGGACAAATACCTATTGTTTGTCAAAATTTGACGAATGAATTTTGTAGGATGTTACCTCCTTTTGTCGTATTGAGTAGGCGGAAGGAGTGGTGTAAATGAACAGAAAGAAAATTATTTATAGTATTCTAAAAGAAATTCAACAAGGAAATGAGCCTAAACGTGATGACTATGGTTTAGAACTTGAGCAATGGGGAGAAATTTGTGAATTGATTAGAGATGAAGGTTTAGCATCCAATGTTGTTGTTCAACGAGGCGGAATCGGCAATAAAGTTGTTTACGCTTGGTTATCCAAGGCGAAAATTACATTTAAAGGTCTGGACTTTTTAGAAGAAAATAGCGCTTTGGCCAAAACGTACAAAGGACTTAAAGAAATAAGGGATTGGTTAAAACTGTAGCATCCTTCGGGGTGCTTTTTTGTTTGGAGTGATTTTATGCCGAGCAGACCGAAGAAGCCTTGCTCCGTTCCAGGTTGTCCGCACTTAACGCAAGGACGATACTGTGAGCAGCATAAGCACAAAGAACAGCAAAGCAAAGCAGAACGACATCGGTACTATGATGAGCATCTCCGTGATCGGAAAGCACGAGAGTTTTATAAGAGCAAAGAGTGGCAGCGAGTACGACAGGCCGCGTTGGTTCGTGACAAATATCTTTGTCAGCATTGCCTTTCTAAGAAGCGTATCACGCCGGCCGATGTCGTAGACCATATTATACCGGTGCGGGTTGATTGGTCGTTATGCCTAACATTAGACAACTTGCAGTCGCTTTGCAACCCATGCCACAACAGAAAAACATCCGAGGACAAAAGGAAGTACGGGGAGGGGGCGGGGTAAAAATTTTTCACCGGGCGGCTACGGACCGCGCGCCCCCCTCAGCGTGCACAAAGTTCCCTTTTTGACGTAAAAGGGGGTTAACAGTTTTTGGAGAAATTTCGAACGAAAGGTGGTGTTGAAAGTGGGCCGACGTGCGAAGCCGGTTGACTTGATTTTAATTCAGGGGACAAAGCATTTGACGAAAAAGGAAATCGATGCCCGGAAGGAGGCCGAGGCGAAGCTCCGGCCGAATGACGACAAGGTGAGACCTCCGGGCTGGCTCGACGGTGTGGCCAAGAAGGAGTTTAAGCGGATCGTGAAGGAACTGAAAGAGATTGGGCTGGTCACGAATGTCGATGTGAATGCTCTTGCCTTGTACTGCGATGCCTATTCTAACTATGTTAAGTGCTCGCAGATCATCGAGGAGGAAGGGCTGATGGTGGAGTATACGAACAAGGCGGCTGAAACGAACAAGGTGCCTCACCCTCTCCTCACGAAGAAAAAGCAGCTGCACGAGCAAATGAAATCGCTGGCCGTTGAATTTGGATTGACGCCAAGCTCCCGGGCGAAACTTGCTTTGCCAAAAGAAGAACCAAAGCAGCCGACGCCGTTTGAACAGGAGTTTGGTGATGTATGAGCCTGAAGCAATGGCTCATTGACTACTCCCATGATGTCATCGACGGCCGGGTGATCGCCTGCCAGAAACATAAATGGGCTTGCCTGCGTTTTTTGCGGGATATTGAACGTGAGGGAACCGATGCCTTCCCCTATATCTTTGACGAAACGAAAGCGATGCGCTTTCTGAAGTGGATGACGCTCTTTAAGCATACCAAAGGCGTGTTAAAAGGGCAGCATATCCGTCCCCATGAAATACAAGTATTTGTATTCGGCAATATTTACGGATGGGTGCACAAGGATACAGATTACCGGCGCTTCAAAAAGGGATATTGGCAAGTAGGCCGGAAAAACGCCAAGTCGCAAAGCCTGGCTTGTGTAGCATCCTATGAGGCGATGGCGTTCGGAGAAAGCATGTCAGAGGTGTACATCGGTGCAACGAAAACGGAACAGGCGAGAATTGTCTGGAAGGAAACCGAGGCAATGCTGACCGGCTGCCCTGAACTGAAAGGAAAATATGAAGTGAAGTACGGGGCTATCCATCATCCGAAAAGCCGGTCCATTATACGGCCCCTTTCCAAAGAGGACCGGAAGACTGGCGATGGTTTAAACCCACAATGCGGCATTATTGACGAGTATCACGCCCACGAAACGGACGAAATTTACAATATTCTTGACTCTGGTATGATTGCTAGGGCACAGCCGTTGCTAATGATTATCACGACGGCCGGCACGAACTTAAATAATCCTTGCTATCGAAGTGAATATCAATATGTTTCAAAGCTTTTAGACCCGAACAGCCCGGTAGAGAACGATCAATACTTTGCGATGGTCAACGAACTGGATAAAGACGAGGACGGAAATCTGATTGACGACATTAAGGATGAAAAGGCATGGCTGAAAGCGAACCCGATTGCGGCTTCCTATCCGGAAGGGATTGAAAATATTCGCGCCAAGCTCAAAGAAGCGCTCGAAAAACCGGACAAAATGGATGATTTTTTAACGAAAAACATGAATGTCTGGATCAATAAGCGAGAGCAAGCCTATATCTCGGCCGAGCGCTGGGCGGCCTGCGGTGCGGAAAACCTGCCGGATATCAGCGGATTGGATGCGTATGTGGGCGTGGACTTGTCGGCCACGACCGACTTAACGAGCGTTTCCATCGAAATTCCGTTGAATGACGGCCAATTTGTGGTGTTATCCCACTCTTTTATTCCGGAAGAAAAGCTCGATGAGCGGGTCAAAACGGATAAAATGCCGTTTGATCAGTGGGTTCGCCAGGGTTGGATCACGGCCACGCCGGGCGCGGTCGTCGATTATACGTTTGTGCGTGAATATATCAAGTCTATTGAGGAAACATACGGCGTTTTGGTGAAGGAAATCTGCTACGACAAGTACAATGCGCGGCATTTGATGCAGGAACTTGAGGCAGATGGCTTCACGACGGTAGAAATTCCGCAGGGGATTCGCTATTTGACAGAGCCAACGAAAAATTTCCGGACAAAAGTGTTTGAAAAGAAGATCATTCACAACCAAAATCCTGTTCTCACATGGGCGGTAGGCAACGCGGTGACACGAAAAGACGCCCAGGAGAACATTATGCTCGATAAATCGAAGAGCACGGACCGGATCGACCCATTGGCGGCGCTTATTAACGCCCATGCCCGGGCGATGTTTGCGAATGCCGAGTCGGTTGACGTATCGGAATTTGCGACCGATGACTTTTTAGACAGACTGTGGGGTTGATAAAGTGAAGAAATTACGGAAAATCTTTCGTGATTACGCGGAAGATTTTTTTATTTTCATTGGCCTGATACTCATTAACGTCGCGACGTTCCGGTTAAGCGTGACGGCAGGGCTGTATGTGCTTGGTTTTTCTTGTTTAGCCATCGGCATTTTTGCAGCGCTGCATCCACCGAAGCGTTATCCGCCGTGAGGGAGGTGAGAACTGAATGTTTTTCCGGCGCGCTTTGGAGCGAAGAAGTACTGAATACACGGAATACAGCCTAAATGATCCAGCGCTTTTAGATTTTCTCGGCATTTCTCCTGGCGAGGTCAATGTTTACGGAAAAAACGCGCTGAAAGAAGCGACAGTTTACGCCTGCATTAAAATTTTAGCCGAATCGCTGTCAAAGCTCCCATTGAAGATTTATCGTGAGGACGAAAACGGCGTCAATAAGGCAGTGAAGCACTATTTATATAAGTTGCTGAAGCTTCGTCCCAATCCGTATATGTCGGCCTCTGACTTTGCCAAGTGCAATGAGACGCAGCGGAACATATACGGAAATGCATACGTCAACATCGAGATGGATGAAAAGGGCCGGATTGTGGGATTTTGGCCGATCGATGCAAGCAAAGTGCGCATTTGGATCGACGATATCGGCCTTTTCAGCAGCAAAAATCACATCTGGTATGAAGTCGATGTCGGAACAGAGAGACGGAAGCTCATGCCTAATGAAATATTGCACTTTAAAAGCGGCGTTACGCTCGATGGCATTGTCGGCGTTCCTCCTCTTGATTATTTGCGGGCGACGGTGGAAAATGCGGCGGCGGCCGGCCGGTTTATCAATAATTTTGGTTCATCACCAAAAGTTGTACTTGCACCTGTCATGAAAGTATGTTAGCTGTTTCTAGCCGAACCCGCAATGCAAAACGCTGGATATTTCTGTATCCGTATCCCCGACGTTTCATCAGCTT